AAGCTCCGTGGCTGGCTCGATGGCGGCGATATTCTGGCGGATTGCCGCTTTCTGTTCCTTGGCGAAATCAATCGGCTTCAACTCGGGAATCTTCGGCTTCTTTCCGCCGAACAAACCACCGAGCAGACTTCCGCCAGCCGAAATGGCTGCGCTTCCCAAAAGTGCTGCACCTAATCCGATTGGCATAAATATCCTTTAGAACCACTGATACAATCCACCGCCACTCTGGCCAGCTCCGACCATACGGATCGTAGCGACCGCATCACCGAGGTATTGCATCGTCTGCTCTTGGACCGCTTGCACGGCCTTAGCTTCATACGCAACTGCCTCGTTTAGAAGATCATTCTCTTCCTTACGAATCGCCTGAACCATCAATTTGATGGCATCCGCACAAGGAGGTATCAGGTAATCGTTCGGAGTCGATGCGTTGATGTGACGCATCTTGGCCATAACCGTGACAGGCTTGTTCTCGTCCGCATTGCATCGATTTCCCAAGAAGCTCCGACGATACTGCGGCAACGTCTCATCGGGATCGTAAACAGCGATATCGGTTTCAGCGAGGCTCGTCGCGTCGTACTCGTACAAACGACTGACGGTGTTGGTCGTCTGACGAATGACTCCGGTAAGAGAAGTGAACTTCTTGGTCGATTGAACGTATGGGAGGGCCAGCGTGAGCTTCTCGCCATCGATCCAAACGCCACCGCTTTGAGTGCGAATCCACTGACCGTTGTTGTCAGTTCCCTGCAATGTGATCGTCTTTCCGACATCGCTCGCATCACCAGGGTAAACGCGGATGTAGCTGTTGGTTCCTCCGCTCATGTCGCGGTAGGAAACGACCGTTCCTCGATCAAGAAGCTGGTTTCCGAGACAGACTTGTCCGCCGCCATTGACGAGTCCGAATCCGGTCTCCTGAAACTCGAACCATTGATTGCGAACAGTACCGACAGCGCAACAGTCGGCCACTGCTTCAATCGTCTCGATCTGACGGGGCCAAGTGATGCACCCACTGGTGGGATGGATTGTGAATCGACCGTAAGCACCAGCCCACAGTCCCTTGTGAAGCAGACGCCGACAGGCTTGGTTGATGTACTCGTAGACGCGGGGATCATCGGAGCAGACCCCGATAACCCGAGCGATCAACGACTGGATATCAGCAACGATCAGCTTCATTTGGTGTAATAGACTCGGGCCGTCCGCTTGATGAAGTAAACGCCGTAGAACGGAGGCAGATTGTTGTGGGCGGCACCACCACCAGCGGTTGTCGTAGCAAGAATGTTCGCGGTTCCTTCGCCACGATTATCGGGACTGAAAGCCTTGGTGTCAGCAGATCCGCGCTGAGTCAGGTTGTAATACTGATCAATGGTCTGATGGTTGTGAGAAGGGATCTCAGAAACATTCAGAGTGTGCTGATCTTCGCCAGCAACCGCTGTAGAGGTAGTCGTTCCCTGTACCGAAACAACACCGCTTGCGGCAAAAGTCCCAACTCCAACAGGAAACCGCGCCGCAAAGTTAGTGTCCACCTCCCACATTGGTCCGCTGTAACTTGAAGCGGGATTGGTGTTTCCGCCGTCATAAGTTTGCAGGTCGGTGGTTGTTCCGATGAAAATGCGGCGTTCATTGCTGTTGATTTCAACCGGATGCTTTCGCGCCCAGAATCCGCCTTGGTACACCCACCAGTTCCCATCGGCATCGAGCCACGGATAAATCTGGTTATTCAACGATGGAACAGTCGATCCAAAGTTGAAGAACGAGTTTCCAATCGAAGAAAGGAACGTCGCCTGTGTGCCGCTGATGATGTCGTTGGCGAACGCCTGATAATTCGCCGGACAATAGTTCAGCGGGAAATTTGGCGGCGTAAGCTGAATGAGAGTTAGGTTTGGCATACTATTCCGATGAGTAGAAGAACATATTCAGGTCACACGATTCTAAGATGGAGCAAGGAACACTGACGGATCTGCAATCGCCAACCACCTGCTCCTGAACATCGTAAGCGTGGACTCGCACACTCTTGATGCGGCAATAGCCAGTCACCAAAAGCTGCATCTGAACCTCGAAAAGATTCCGTGTCGGAGTACTGATGGTCGAATTGCACACAGTATCAGACGGCGTAGGCAAGCGCATCTTCGGCCTGTACTGCGGCTGATAATTGGTGATCGGCAAACAAGACGACGGGAACCCGCAAAGGTTTACGCGAGCGCACTCCGACCATTCGGCCCACTCGATCCAACCAGGGTATTGGTCCGGCTTGTACTTCGCCTCAAACGAGACGTCTCCTTCAAGCTGATCGATGAAGATGTCTCCGCTATCGAGACGCTTCAAACCGAACGGAATCTCGAAGTTGTATGCACGAGTCTGGAACAACCACTGGATCTCCTTCGACTCGGACAGGTTGACATCGAACTTGCCGGACTTCGTGACTTCCCAGAGCTGAATGTTTCCGTTCTCGCCACGAGCAAAGATCCAGCACTGATCACCGTAAATATTCTCGGTTTTAACGATTTGAAGGATCTTCAGTCCTGTCCAAATCCCGGCCCAGGAGGGCGGCATTTTCTTCCGCATCGAGGTGATGAGATCAAAATCGAGAACACCAAGAGCGCGATGATAAACACCATCGTTGTCATAGACAGGCTGCGTGGTCATCAGCAGACGGTTGTCGAACACGACTGCGGAACCTGACCACAAGAGATTGGTTTGATCGTTCTCGACGATGTTCACGATCTCACCGCTGATGGGTGTATTGCCCCAATCGGTGAATGAGCGTCGAGCGATGATGAACGAGCGGATGCCATCGACAGCGCGGTAGAAGACGTCGCCATTGACGGTAATGGCTGAACGCGATCCCAACGCACCGGAGGTAAGAAGGCTGATCGCTTGGATCGGGTAGGTAAGGTTCTTCCAAGTATCCCGATTGACCGGAGCCTGTACGGAGAAGACGTATCTAGGAGTGAATACTAGGAGCGGACCTTGGCCGAGCGAGGTATCAGGATCGCCGGGGACGGCCATCGCCGTGATGCCGCCTGAGTCCGACGGAACCGCGAAGTCTCCGCCCTCATTGAGGAAGGTGTTCTCGGTTTCTTTGAGAACACTGGCCCGCGTTCCATCTCCATAAACGATGTCTGTGGCTCGAAAAGAGAAGCCGTCAGGGAGCGCATACCAGATGCGTCCGTTGACGTAGGCCATGACTCTGCCGCACTTGATCTCGTTGTCCTCAGCCCTGCGAAGATTGGCTCCGTTGAAGATGAGAGGCTTGGAGAAGCCGTCTTGGATGACGACGAAGTTCTCGGCCTGAACCATCCATCCATCGAGCAGGTTGGACGGGTTCTTGAGGTCGTCCGTGGTGCTGAGATTGATGAACGTGTTTAGCTGGGTGTCATACAGCCAAACTTCACCGCTGATGAGGGCCAGAATGTAGGTGCGCCCATTGTCGGCGATGTACGGAAGAGCGCATTGAAAGACGCCACCGATTTCATCGGGTCCGTAGCATTCCTCCGACCATCCGTCAGCGGTGACATTCGTTGCATCGGCGGTGACGATGGCATTATCTGCCGTAATAGTCAGACAGATGTCGTAGTCTTTTTGAACGTACCCTGGGCGTGGAGAAACGAATCCTTCGCGGAAAGAAGAATTGATGGCGAAAGCGACCTGATTCTTGTCGATCTCGGACGGCATAACGCCCGTATCGATGCCGCCCTCGAAGGTGACGGTTCCATCGGTGTAGCGTCTTGGTGCGCGTTCGCTCATCGTTTAGGCTTGGATGCGCTGGACTGAGAAAGAAGAACCCTGATCAACGTAAAGGTCGTGCGTAGTGCTAATAAATATTTCGTAAAAATCAGAAGTCGAAGTCGCGTTATCAACGTAGTTCATTGATATTGGCTGAAAACCAGAGTTTGTTACATTAAAAGGAAATGATGCAATTAGATCAGATCCTGTTTTTCTAATAAAAACACGCACCGAGGCTGTCGTTGTGTTAGCGTCAAGATTAAGTACAACATCAATGGTGTAGTATCCGGTGTACGGGACAACAAACCGACCAAGAGTAGCGTTAAATGCAGATGCCGTATCAATTCCGGCATAAGATGCCAATGGATAGGTTGTAAGACTGAATGGATTCGTCGTCGTAGTTCCTACCAAAAAAGGAGCGTTAGCCGCTCCAATACCAGTCACCCTCCGCGTAAACGTGACGTAGCTGAACGGAACAATCGACGGGGCGGACAGCGTGATGTTTCCCGCCGTGTTCGTAACTACAATCGGAGCCGTTCCGACAATTTCCTTCTGTAGGTAGTTGGTTCCGTCACCAACTAGAATCTTGTTGGCAGGAGCGGTCGTCAGGTTCGTCCCACCCTTCGCAATCGGAAGCGTTCCAGTGATATCCGCAACGGGGATTGTGGCCGTCGTCGAGATGACTCCAGCACCACCAGAACCGGCGGTCTTCATGTAACCTGCGGTAAGCAGATCAAGAGCGGTCTCGTTGGTCAGCGTTCCATCTCCGCTGCGGCAGATGTAGGAAGCTCCGACCGGCGCACCGCCAGAAACTCCGGGTGCGCCCTGCGCCCCGACTGCACCAGCGAGAGTGATAAGCGATCCAGAAGGGATCGGAGTGGTGGGAATCGCGTTCGGAATACCAAGAATACCAGCAGCAGGATTTCCAAGGGCAATCGTCAGTCCAACGACATCCAAGACCTGCATATAACCGCAGCCTTGGACAGACACGAAAAACTGTCCCTGAATACTCTCAGGAAGAAACGAAGAGCTTGTTACCGTGACATAAACGAACCCACCAAGCGGCGGAACAAGGAACGGAGCGGTGGTGTAGCAGAAAGCGTTCTCGCCATTGGTGCCGTTGGTTCCATTGGTTCCAGCCGGTCCTTGAGGGCCGGGGACGTTCACGACAACTGGATCAGAGTCGCAAGGCTGGCAGCAGCCGGTTGAAGAAACAAGTTGCGACGGCATATTTTTCCTTTGCCAGAACCTCAAGTCCAGAGTCAATTATTGCAAGGGTAATCTATGTCTTCAGAGGTGTCCGAGAATCCAATGATCCAACACAAGTACGGCATCAAATCGCCGGTCAAAATACCGGATTTGGAGTTGGAACTTTACTGTTTTCGCAATCGGCTTCAGCCAAGTGAGGGTGGACTCGGCACTTTCGATCATTTTCGTAACGCCACGAAAATGTTATGGCCGAAGATGAGCTGGAACCCGTGGCTGGAAAAACAGATCGAAAGTCTTTGCGACCACGATTACGTTGGATGGGCCGGTTGCGGTGCGTCCGGTAAGACATTTGGGGCTACACTTTTCGCGACCGTTTGGTGGTTGGCTAATCCATCCAAGACAGCAGTCGTCCTTACGTCCACGACGGCGAAGATGATCCGAAAACGTATGTGGGCCAACCTTCAGGATCTGACCCGTACAACCCGTGGATTCCCTGGCAACATGGTGGACTCGAAGATGAGCCTCCAAGCGGTCAAAGGGGATGATCGCCATTCGATCTCAGCCGTTGCCGTAGCCGAGGGAAACACATCGAAGGCGGTGGCCAACATTCAAGGTATCCACGCTGACCGGGTGATGGTCATCATCGACGAGGCTACGGATACGCCAGAAGCGGCGTTCGAGGCGTGTACGAACCTCTCGAAAGGTTGTCGCGAGTTCAAGATGCTGGTGATCGGAAACCCTGCATCAAAGTTCGATCCACACGGCAGATTCTGCACACCGGCAAAGGGTTGGCGAAGTGTGACGATTGAAGACCAGTTTTGGCTGACTGAACGCGGGATGTGCTGTCGATTCGACGGCATGAAGAGTCCGAACATCAGCGAAGGTCGGACCAAGTATTCATACCTTATAACGCATGATCAGGTGTTATCCGCTATGCGACATGAGGGTGAGCAAAGCCCCACATTTTGGAAGTACACACGCGGATTTTGGGCTCCTGACGGAATGGTCAAAACCGTCTTGTCCGAAGCATTGGTCGAGACTCATTCGCCTCATAAGAAGCTGATTTTCACCTCAAATGCTCAGGAAGTCGCTGCTCTTGACCCCGGTTTCGGTGGCGACAGATGTATTCTGCGGTTCGCCAAGGTCGGCACAGCCAACGACAAGGCCAGCATCTTGTTTGGTGACATCATCCAAATTTCTCCGAACGCGGCATTGCCCGATCCTGTCCATTACCAGATCGCCAACCGGGTCAAGGAGGAGTGCATCAAGAGGGGAATCCAACCGGACAGGTTCGCTCTTGATTCAAGCGGTGAAGGCGGTGGATTGGCCGACATTTTGACCCGTGAATGGGGCATCGTACATCGCGTCGAATTCGGCGGTTCACCATCGACGATTCCTGTCAGCGACGAGGACAGTAGGCCATGCAATGAGGCTTATGATCGGAAGGTGACTGAGCTTTGGTTTTCGATGCGGAAATGGGTCGTTGAAGAGCGGATCGGAGGTCTTGATCTTGAGACGATGCAAGAGTTCTGCTCGCGGATGTTCGATGACGGCAAGCGCAAGATCGCGGTCGAATCAAAGACCGTGATGAAGCAGAGGACAGGGCGATCACCCGACTTGGCTGATGCGGCTGTCGTTTTGCTCGATCTGGTGAGGAAAACTGTTCAGTTCGAGCCGAGGAGGACTAAGACCGATAAGATATGGGAAAAGCTCGTCGCCGAATCTGACATGATTTACCACGACATCTAGTTATGGGCTACAAGCTACTGAATACTCATGTTGTTCCACCGGGAAACTGGCTTTATCGGGTTCCAGAGACCGGAATCGAGATTATTGC